TCGCGGCGGCTGATCTTGGCTACTGCGACCTATTTCAATTCACCTGTGCTGCGGCCCGCACTTGTGACGCATGGAAATCCGGTGGGCCAATAACCAAGGAATAGCGCCATGAAAATGACCAAAGGGCAGAAGAAAATCGGCAAAGTCATGCACGAATACAAGATGGGTGAGCTGCATACCGGCGGTAAAGCTGGCCCAGTAGTGAAATCCCGCAAACAGGCCGTTGCCATTGCCATGTCTGAGGCCAAAATGCCTAAAAAGAGGGCGTATTGAAATCTCCTGCATGGACGCGAAAAGAGGGCAAAAACCCTAAAGGCGGCTTGAATGCTACCGGTAGAGCGTCCTATAATGCCGATACCGGCGGTGATTTAAAGCCTCCGGTCAAGTCAGGTGACAACCCTCGTCGGGCCTCCTTTTTAGCAAGGATGGGCGCAATGCCTGGGCCAGAGCAGAAAAACGGGGAGCCTACACGTCTTCTGATTTCTCTCAACGCGTGGGGTGCTTCATCCAAAGCAGATGCCCGGGCTAAAGCCCGCGCTATTTCGGCTAGGAATAAGGCACGAAAATGAGAGAGATTTCAATTGGAAGCAACCCTACAGCGAATACGCTAACGACACTTTATACAGTGCCGAAGGGTTACTACGCCAAATTGACGCTATTGCACGCTGCAAACGCGGCCAGCAATAAGCACATCACTTTTGACTGGTATGACTCCAGTAGCAACACTACGTTTTCGTTTGTTTATCAGTACGCAATCGCCTCAAAAACATACCTAACTTTGCCGGTCTATTCTGGCATTGTGTTTGAGGAAAACGACATATTGAAGGTGACTACCGAAGCGGGGTCAACATATGCCGTTGTAGCAACATTTGAAATTGAAGGGGACCAGCGCGCATGAGTACTACCTTTCTGCAAGCTGTTAACGATGTCCTGGTGCGCCTGCGTGAAGTGCAGGTTGCCAGCCTTACTGAAACAACCTATGCCACGTTGATAGGGAAATTCGTCAACGACGCCAAGCGGCAGGTCGAAGACTCCTATTCGTGGAATGTCCTAACGACCACGATTACGGTGTCCACAGTAGCGGCCACGTCTTCCTACACGGTCACTGGCTCCGGGCAGAAGTTTCAGGTGCGTGATGCAATCAACGCTACCAGCTTTGTCACGCTGACAAACGTCACCTTTGCGATGATGAATCGCTACCTGAATTTCCCCGCTTCGCCGGCCACGGGTATCCCTAGTTATTACTCGTTCAATGGCGTTGATGCTTCGACTTACGACACCAAAGTGAGCGTGTTTCCAATTCCCGATGGCGTCTATTCGTTGAAATTTAGCCTTGTCGTGCCGCAAGCAACGCTTACCCTGGCAGGAGACGTGATATCGGTGCCGGCCGATGTGGTGATTCAAAACGCTTACGCGCGCGCGCTGGTCGAGCGCGGCGAGGATGGCGGACTGACCGGATCCGAGGCGTATCAGCTATACCGCGGGATGCTGTCAGATAGTATTGCTCTGGAAGGCACCCGCTTTCCGGAACAAGGCGAATTCGTCGCTATTTAGGGTTTGCTAAATGCCACAGACAATACAAGTATTCACGACCGCTGCGCCGGGATTCTTTGGGCTAAACACCCAAGACTCCCCGCTAGACTTGGCGGCGGGATTTGCTTTGGTTGCGAACAATTGCATTATCGACCAATACGGGCGCATCGGATCTCGCAAAGGTTTTGCAAGGCTGAATTCTTCTACCGGCACTCTCGGCGCCAACGATATCGGCGTCCTGCATGAGCTGGTGCAGTCCGATGGCACCCTGACTATATTATTTGCGGGCAACAACAAGCTGTTCAAACTGGACGGCAGCAATGCCTTTGTCGAGCTGACTTACGGTGGCGGTGGTACTGCGCCGACCATTACGGCGAGCAACTGGCAGTGCGCGTCTCTGAACGGCATAACCTATTTCTTTCAGTCTGCTCACGATCCGCTGATATACGACCCTGCGGTCAGCGTCACGACATTCCGTCGCGTGTCAGAGAAAACAGGCTACGTCGGAACGGTGCCGAGCGCAAACATCGTCCTTAGCGGATATGGTCGGTTGTGGGCGGCAAATACGGCTTCGGACAAGACTACGATTTATTTTTCCGACCTGCTGTCCGGTCATGTCTGGTCTACCGGCACGGCCGGCAGCTTGGATGTAAGCCGCGTTTGGGCTAATGGATCAGACGAGATTACGGGCTTGGCCTCGCACAATGGCTTTCTTTTCATATTTGGCAAGCGGCAAATTCTGGTCTATTCCAATGCCACTAGCCCGGCCAACATAACCCTGAGCGATACCATAGTCGGCACGGGTTGCCTGTCGCGCGACAGTATCCAGCCGATTGCAACGGATGTTATTTTCTTGTCAAACACTGGCGTGCGTTCGCTGCTACGCACCATTTCTGAGAAATCGTTGCCGTTCCGCGATTTGTCGAAAAACGTCCGTAATGACGTGATGGGACTTGTTGCCACTGAAGACGCAGCGGCAATAAAATCAGTATTTTCTGAACGCGATGCGTTCTATCTTTTGAATCTGCCAGCAGCAAAAAAGACATACTGCTTTGATACCAGAGGTCAGCTTGAGGATGGATCATCACGCGTTACGACGTGGGATTCCATTGAGCCGACTTCGCTTTTGTCGCGTCGTAATGGCGATCTGTTATTCGGAAAAAACGGCTATGTCACCAAGTATTCCACTTTCCAAGATAACGCGTCCAGTTATCGGATTCAGTATTACACCAATCATGCCGATCTTGGAAACCAATCGCAAACGTCTGTTTTAAAACGCTTGGCTATTGTTGTTATAGGCGGCACAAATCAATACATCACATTTAAATGGGCCTTTGATTTTTCGTCAAACTACCTCTCCGCGAATTCGTTTATTCCAGCGCAGGGGGTATCGAATTACAACGTGGCCGAATACGGCGCAAACGGTAGCCCATTGGCCGAATACGCGGATGGCGTGGCGCTGCAAACCCTGACGATTAGCGCCAGCGGCACGGGTAAAGTCGTTCAAACTGGCTATGAGGCTGATATTAGCGGCTCGCAATTGTCGATTCAGAAGATTGAAATTCAAGCCAAAAATGGCAAATTTACGTAGGAATCTGTCATGTCAAATTATGTTCAAAGCACCAATTTCGCAACCAAAGACAATCTATCACCCGGCGATCCGCTAAAGATTGTCAAAGGCACCGAGATAAATACTGAGTATGCAAATATAGCCACGGCGGTAGCGACTAAGGCTGATCTGGCGTCGCCTACGTTTACCGGCACGCCTACGCTGCCAACTGGGACTATTTCCGTAACGCAAAGTCCGGGCAACAGCGGAACGGCAATATCGACAACGGCCTTCGTTCAGGCGGCAATCGCGCTGTTGTATCCAGTCGGCTCGATATATATAAATGCTACGTCGAGCACTAATCCCGGCACGCTTTTGGGTTTCGGCACCTGGACGGCATTTGGCGCCGGGCGTGTGCCGGTCGGATTTGATTCTGGGAACGCGCTATTTGACACGGCTGAAGAAACGGGCGGTGCGGCAGACGCTGCGTTAGTCACGCACACGCACACCGCAACATCGACAGTTACCGATCCGACGCACTCACACACTTTTGGAAATGCTTACGGTGCGACAAGCGGGGCGGTAGTTATATATCCGTCTGCGGGAACTGGACAAACAACAACAGCCGCATCCACCGGCATCACGGTTGCAACGACTACAGCCGCACCTGCGGGTGCAGTCAGCGCAACTAATGCGAACTATCAGCCCTACATTACGGTGTATATGTGGAAACGGACTGTCTAGCAAAGATACCAGTGGTAAAAAATGCGTCTTTCATTGTATATGTAGAAGAAATACCGGGGGCTACATTTATTCATATGGACGTTTTAAAGTGGACTAAAACGATACGTAATGAATTTCTTGCGGTATGGTTTTCATGGGCAAAAATGCAAACTTGTTCTCTTTACTTCATGCCGTTTATAGACGATAAAAAAATGGCTAAATGGGCTAAATTGTGCAATTTTGAGCTAGTAAAACATCAACCGTGCTTAGATGGCGTAACACGCAAGCTATATCTTTGGAGAAATAATAATGGGTGATTTGGTCGGTGGGGTATTAAACTACTTCGGGGCAAAACAAGGCGCCGACGCCGCGCGCGACGCTGCCAATATCTCTGCCCAGGCGCAACTTAAAGCGGCTCAAATAGCCGCTGAAGAAGCGCGGTTTCGGCCGGTCGGCGTCACCACGCGGTTTGGGCAGTCAAACTTTACGACCGGCCCTGATGGCCGCGTGTCTGGCGCTGGCTACACGCTCAGCCCGGAACTGAAAGCCTATCAAGACCGCATCATGGGTCTGACCGGCCAAGGTTTAGGCGAGGCTGAAGCGGCACAAGGCCGATACGCTCCGCTGACAGGTGCTGCGTCCGGGCTGTTCAACCTCGGCGCGGGGTATCTGGCACAGTCACCGGAACAGGCCGCTGCCCAATACATGCAACGGCAGCAGGATCTGCTGGCGCCATCGCGGGAACGGCAATACGCCGGCCTACAAAACCAGCTATTTAATACCGGACGCGCGGGGCTGGCCGTCGGCGGCACGGGGTTGCGACCAGGGGGCGGTGGCGGGCTTGGCGCCGCGAATCCAGAACTGGAAGCCTATTACAACGCAATTGCTCAGCAGGATGCAGGGTTGGCCGCGCAGGCGCAGGAGATGGGCCAGAAGCAAACGGCCTTTGGCGCTGGTCTATTTGGCACCGGCGCGGGCTTGCTCGGCCAATACACCAGTGGTCTGACGGGTTCATACTCACCGTTTACGACCGGTTTGGGCGCCGCACAGACTATCGAATCGCTAGGCCAGGCACCGCTAGAGATGGGCGCTGCGCTAGGTGGCCGAAACGTCAACGCAACGGGGGCAAACGCGCTGCTTCAGGGTGGCCTCAGCGCGGCTAAAACCATGCAGGGGGCAGGAGGCTACAGCCCGGGAGGTGGGTTGCTCTCCGGCCTTGGCAGTTATGTTTCTCGAAGCGCGCCATCGCTGACTAGCCTGTATAACCAATACCAGCAAAGCCAAACAAGTCCTGTAGATACCTATCGTTTGCAAAGACAATATGAAGCGCAGGATACGGGAAACGCATACGAATCGGGATACCGCGTCCCTGGATACGGCGAATAGGAGATTAAATCATGGCAGAGAGCGCAATCGCCGGGCTGTTCCAGACACCGGAAATGTATCAGCAGGCACGACTACAGCAGCAGCAGGAGGAGGCTGCACGATACGCAAATATGGACCCGATGCAGCGGGCTACATACGGCACCTATATGGCCGGCCAGCAGCTCGGCGCGGGCGTTGGGCAACTGCTGGGCGCGCAGGATCCGCAACTGCAAATGATTACGCAGCAGCAGCAAATCCTTAGCCAGATAAACCAAAACGATCCCGAGTCTATTGCCAAGGGCGCGCAGATGGCTGCGCAGATGGGCAATAACAGTTTGGCGGCGGCGCTGGCTAGGAGCGCGCGCGAAGCTGGTGCCGCTTTAGCGCAAATACAGCAACGGACGGAAGAAAAGAAAACACCAGAGCAAAGAAACGCTGAAGCAATGAATATTTTACAACAAAAAATAGAGCAAGCAACAGCATTTCCAGAAGGCACGCCTGGCCGCGCGGAGGCATTGCAATCGCTTACCGGTCAACTTACAAACTTGCGAAGTTTGACCGCCAAAGCTCCTCCAGCGCAGGTTAAAGAGATTGCTCTAGCTGAAGAAATTGCTTTGTTATCTGGGCCAAAAGGTTCCCCGACGTATAACACCGCGTATGCAACGGCGCTCCAAGATCAGATAAAATCTAGAGAAGCAAAATTGCCTTCTATGGTTGAAGAATATAACTTTGCTCTTACACCTGCTGGCGGTGGGTACAGAGGTACTTATCTGGAGTTTGTTAACTCACGGGCTGCTGCTGGGCGGCCGCCTGGTGCCGCACCTGCGCCGGGTGCTTTGACTACTATCACTGATCCTACAAACCCGAAACAAACAATTGTTGTTCAATCTGGCGCATACAGGGGTGGCGGTATTGGTTCTCCTGGTGTAATTGGTATTGCAAAGGATTTAAGTGTAGCCAAACCTCTTCCAGCTTATCTAGCAAAAGATGAGGAAAAAGATTTTGAAATCGCAACAGCCGCAACAAACTTGGCATCAGATGCCAATAATTTTATTGGAAGAATTAAAACAGGCGAAATTAAATTCGGCTTGAAAGACAAAGCAAGCATTAGAGCAAGGCAAGTATTTGGATCAAGCGACCCTGATGTTATTGCCAGAGAAGATTACGACAAATTCTTGAAGGTTCTTACCAATGAGAGTTTGAGATTGAACAAAGGAACGCAGACTGAGGGCGATGCTATCAGGGCAGCAAAAGAACTTGAAAGCTCAGAATCACCAGCAGCAGCAGCAGCAGCAATGCGCAGATTGGTTGAAATTAACGTAAGGCGTGTGCAGAACGCTTCTGATGATGTATTGCGGCGCAGAAAGAATGCGAACTTCCCTGAACCGGAACAAAAAATTGATGTTCCTAAATTTGATGTTCAAATTATAAATAATACAGAATACAGCAAGTTTTTGAATAATCCAAAGTATCCATCTGGAACAACATTTATTGATCCAGAAGGAATAAGAAGGACGAAACCATAATGGCCGCCGATTACAAAGACGCACCACTGGCTGACCAGCCAAAGGCATCAGAATCAGTGATGGCCCCAAAGGTTCCCTACTCTGGCGTTGCAGAGGGCGCGCGCGCTGTTGGCCAAGGCGTTACATTCGGCTTTCTTGACGAGCTGGAGGCCGCACTACGAACCGGCGCTATCAGTGGGCCTGAATACGAGCGCCAGAGAAATATGCTGCGTGAACAGGGCAAGCAATTTGCCATAGACATGCCTATTACAAAGACTGGCCTAGAAATAGGCGGCAGTTTGATTCTTCCGTTTGGGGCGACCAAACAGGTCGCACGACTAGCGCCAGAAGCGCAAGCCCTGGTCACGGGAACAACGCTCGGCGGGCAGGTTGGCCGCGGCGCTGCAATAGGCACTGGAACTGGTGCACTTTCTGGTGTTGGTTTTTCAGAAAAAGATAATGTTGGCTCTGATGCTGTAATAGGCGGCGCCTTTGGTGGAATATTAGGCGGCGGCGTTCCGGTTGTTATAAGCAAGGCAGGCACCTTAATTAAGAACGTCTTAAACTCGGCCGGCATTGGCGATCAGCAAACCGCTGCGTCAAAGATGATTGCAAACTATCTTAACAAAGACAATCTTACGGCAGCTGAAGCGCAGCAAGCACTGGA